CTGGTGATAGTGGTGCTGCCACGGCTGGTGATAGTGGTGCTGCCACGGCTGGTGATAGTGGTGCTGCCACGGCTGGTAATTATGGTGCTGCCACGGCAAGAGGAAAGGCTTCAACAGGATTTAATGGTTTGTCAGTTGCAAGAGGTAGCAATGTTCAGGTAAAAGGCGGAATAGGTGCAATTTTGGTCATAGCTGAGGAAAGAGGAGATACGTATGATATTGTCGATTGGAAGGCTGTATTAGTCGATGGTGAGGTTGTCAAGGCTGATACATGGTATAGGCTGGAAAACGGTGAGTTAGTGGAGGTTGATTAACAGTTGACTGATAATACAATTAGAATTTAATTGGTAATAATTACCATTACCTGACATCAGGAAAATGGCGGTAGTTATAAAAAAATAATTCAAAATGAGATAGAAAGGAATGAATTATGAATAAAAGAACAATTCAAATAGATGTTATCGGTCCGATAGAAGAAACTGAATTAATGAAATGTAAATTGTATGTTGATGGTCGTGTGTGTGTAATCGGAATGTCACGATATGACTATGAAGAGTTAATGCGAGAAAAAGTGTTTATCCGGGATGGTAAGAGCGTTGATTCTGCTGGTGTGATAAACACGACTAACACTTTCGTTGAAGATGATTAATATTTGATTAGAAAGGAATTAAAATATCATGAATGCCTTACAATTTAAAAAACTGAAAATCGGAGATCGAATATTAACCTATAATGGTGCGTGTACCACTGTGACTGACATTGACCGTATGGCAGGAAAGTTGACCTGTGGCAACGGACAATGGAGAGATTACCATCGTGTGCGTATGGCGGTTGAAACAGATCTGCTGGTTGAACATAAGAGAGTTCAGGATTACGTACCACCTGATACAGTCATTCTTTCTCGTGCCTTGTTGCTTAAATTGGGCTTCTCAAAAGTATGTATTCTTCGCGCTATAGAAAATTGCGGGCCGGATGGCTTTTTGGGAACCTTGCAGGATCTTTTTGTCAGAACGGAATTTATCTCTATCGAATATGTGCGGAATCTTGTTCCGGTAATGATAAGGGAAGGACTGATACAAAGAAAGGTTGTAAAACGTGGCTTGTTCAGGCTGACTATTAATAAATGATTAAATAATATACTCGTATTATGGGACAGGAAAGCAGACGGAAGTCTTTTGTTTTTTATACTGAATGGAAAGAGGTGTTAGTGGATTATCCACCGGAGGTCAGACTTGAAGTGTACGATGCGGTCATTGAATATGCCGAGTCGGGGACATTGTCGGAGCTGAGACCGTTGGCTAAAATGGCATTCTCCTTTATAAAGAAACAGATAGACTCTAATAAAGACAAATACGACGATATTATAGCAAAAAGAAGTGAGGCTGGCAAGAGAGGTATGGCCAGTCGGTATAATAAGGATGTAACAAAAGATAGCAAAAGTAACAAGTGTTATCACAAAGTAACAAATCTAACAAGTGATAACAAAAGTAACAAGGGCTATCAAAGCGTAACAAATCTAACTATAAATGATTATGAGAATGATAATGATGATGTTTTATTTCAAAAAGAAGAAGAAAAAGTTTTTGGTTCTTCCCCCTTGAAACCCTTGCAGGAATTGTTTGATGAGATGAAGCGGAACGATTCCTGGGCGGAAGGCCTCATCATGAACAAACATCATGAGGGATACAAGGCTTTCAATCAGGAAACATTATCGGACTTTCTGGAAGAATTTTTCCGGAAACTTCAGAATGAGAATTGTACAATGGTCAATCCGGGAGACGAATATAGGCATTTCTCCAATTGGCTGAATAAAAAGCTTGAATGTAAATCCGATGAAAGAACCAAAACAGATAAAAGAACTAATGCCCGGACCGGAGGACAGGACTACAATTACGGTCATGAAATCGATCCCCCACACATCATCAAACTGGGAGGACAGGGGAAAGTATAACTTCCGGATGGGAGACGTAAGGATGATGTTGTCCGATGAGGAAATAGAGAAGTTCTGGAAGCACAGGCTGATACTTTCCATGCGGAAAGTTACTCCTGATTTCATGGTGGACGGTTCAAATTGTCAATTGCTAAGCGAGATATATCAATGGGTATGGCATAAGTCAGATGTGCTGTCCGGAAAGAAAGGAATATTGCTCTATGGTCCGGTGGGAAGCGGGAAGACCACCATTTTGAAAGGATTGCAGGTCTATATGGCACTTATCAACAGACTTGTATACGGTTGTCGCCGTTCCGACATCTGTTTTGAGATGCGTTCGGCCACGGAGATAGCCTTACGTTATTCCTCCCAAGGTACGGAGGCGCTTGACAGATGGACAACAAAAGGCATGGCCGGACACCTGATAATTGACGAGATTGGGCGGGAGGAAAATGCAAAGCATTTCGGTACGTCGTGCAATGTCATACAGACCATCTTGCAGATGCGTTACGAACTTCGGCATGAGATGCTTACATTCGGTACGACAAACATCGACATGGAGGATTTGTCGCAGTTTCGCAACCTATACGGAGATTATGTGTTGGACCGTGTCAAGGAGATGTTCAATATTGTTCACCTTGGCGGCAACAGCCGTCGTAAATGGATATAAAATGGAAAAAGAACTAGAAAAACTACAAAGGCAGCTTGCTATGGCGATAAAGGAACGCCGTTACGCCAGAATGGCCGAGCTGCAACGAAAAATTGCGGCCTTGCAGAATGTTCGTGAACATGTGCCGTTGTCATTTCTTCTACCAAAATTTACACCACAGGAGAGGGATAAGGCGCTGGTGTTGATGCATCAGGTATTCGTATTCGCTGACATGCTTTATGGCGCGGCGCTGGAGTTCGAGGAATATCTTAAAGGATTTGATCGTTCCGTAACCCTTCCCGTAGTGGTCAGGGCGAAGAAGGCTGCGGCAGAGTGCCGGGACATAACCCGGTATGTAGACAGTTTCGGTGATGAGCGTATGAGCGCGTTATTCGGAGAAATGTGTGATGAAATAAGCCTCAACGCACAGAATGTTATTTATCGTTATGTCCGCAAGGAAACAAAAAAACAGGAACCATGAGAAAAAAGATGTTATTATGGGTGATAAGACTCATACGGCTCTTCCACAAGGAGGATCAGTTCATACCGCAGTTGCGCTCCGTGCCGGAAGGCAAGGTGCTGCCGAACAGGCTTTACCGTCATTTCGGACGTATACTTGTATCGCGCGCTAATCCGCAGAAAGTAGAGATGCGTTATTATTATGCGGAGATAGATCCGGCCATGTCCGTACGTCCGAAAGATGATGACTGGAAGGAATGTAGCGAGATACATTATAACGAGCTTATGACAAGAAAGGATGCGGTTACGAAATATGAGCAGACCGGAGCACCGTGCGAACATTGCGCATGTCAGATATATGGTCTTCCATGTCATTGTGCTTTTCCAAGGGGAGCCATGACAGGCTATTTCGAACTGTTGCATTGCAACAAACAGTATTCTAATAATCCAACCATTTAAATAAAAAAGACGACAATGAAAATTAATGTATTCAGGACACAGTGCAAGGAAGGTGCGCGTGTCTTTTTTGACGGGGATATCACCTGTACGGGGACAGTAAGGAAGATTTCAAAGGACGGGAGTCGGGCGCTTGTGTGCTTTGACAACGGGGATGTGTCCTGGAAAGAGTATTTCATGATTGATTTTATTGAGGACTAGCCATGGAGAACAAGAGAAAAAATATTCTGATCCATCCGGATCATATAGAGGATCTGGATAAGAAATACAAGCGGCTGGAGGAAAACAGAAAGGAGCCGGTAAGGACAGGTTATACATCTATATGCCGTCTTCGGAATACCAGACTGCACAGGGACATTCTTTTCAGACGGATGTTTGTCCGTGACAAAATGCCCACCGGAGCTTTTATAATATTTAAAGAACTGGGGAAGGACAGCGTCATGCTCCAGCCATGCAAGCCTGAATGGATGAACCGGACACATATCAATCATGTGGGAGGACGTTTCCTCGGATGTCTTCGCTTCTTTTCCAGCTATGCTGATTTGGATACGACACCGCCAAGCCAGATATTGTATGATCTGAAAATAGATCCGCTGGTAACCTCATACACTTTCCGACTTGAGGAATGGAAAGTGCAGGACGAGCATGACGGTGAGACGGTAGCGTACAAACTGATACCGTTGTTTCCGCTATGAAACTGGCAAACATACCGTCAGATATTAAAAGAACAGCACGGGAACTTAAGATTCCCGTGCTTCAGCATCATATATATGTTAATGGCAGGCATAAGCATGTGACTATAAGTAAAAAATGTGTTCGGAAAGCCGGATTGACGGAAAAATACTCTGTACAGATCGTTGTGCTGGGGGAAGTGAGGGCATATATGATATTCTCTTATGATCCGTTGTGTGAGAACCGTCCCCATCTTCTTTTTCTTCCCTCATCTTGTGAGATTCATAGTCCGTATGTGACACGTGCTTTGCAAAGAATCGGGGGTGGGAATGAGATATGCAGGTTGCGCTTTCATGGGAAGCCGGTTTTTCTGAAAGGCAAGGACGGTACTGTCGTGACCGTTGTGTGGCGGATCTCGACATCTCCGGTAAGGGATATAGCCTCAACTGTTCAGAATATACAGAACAGGAACATGTAAGTTGTTATATTTGTGATGTTTATTATTCATTTTATAAAAAAGAAGTATTATGACGGAGAAACAAATATCTTTCTCGGGACTTAACCTGACACCTTATTCCGATATTTCTCCTGACGGGCAGCTTTCCGCATCTGTCGGGCTGGAGATTCATGACGGCAGTATCAGGCCTTCTGTTCTTGCCGGAGAGAAATATATCCTTCCACAAAGTCATAACTCCGCTAAACTGTTATATATACATTCCGCTACGTCATATTCACATTTTATTTTTCAAGACGGTCTGTCATTATATTGGGCTGATGTGAATAATAAGGGGGAATTGTCACTTACATTGCTGGATGAGTCTATACCTGCCAGGTCATTGTTGTCGGTAGGAAACACGCTTGTCGCCTTTGCTGAGGACGGGATGCATTATTTCTTATGGAAAAATGGAAACTACAAATATCTGGGGCAGAAACCTCCGGAACCACTTTTGGTGTTTTCCTTGCATTCAACTGTAAGAAGAAGCGGAGAATTTGAACTGTACAAGAAGGAACAGATGTGGATTAATGGGGATAAATGGCAGATAAAAGATGAATATGTACAGGGGATATCCACAAAAGTACATGCTGAGATAAACAAGTATATAGCAGAACAGCAAGAAGACGGATATTTCATTTTCCCTTTTTTTGTACGTTATGCATACCGCCTTTATGACGGTTCTGTCATCATGCAGTCCGCACCTGTGCTTATGTTGCCTAATGACTCCGGTGCACCGGTGGTAGTCAGTAAAATTGAGCGGCTGAGTCAGGTGATTTTTACCGGCATTGGTTATATATCCTCATTCTGCTCATGGCTTTCATACGCATGTGCCAACAATGACAAGGAGGCGATACAGGAGTGGGGGGATATTATAAAAGGAGTGGATATTTTTATATCCTCCCAATTCTATACATTTTATACGGACGGTGAAATAGACATGAGTCAGAGTCTGTTGAAAGATCTTCCCCAAGGCAAGAGCAACACATACGGATATATTATGGATGATTTGTCAGAGTACTCCTATCCACCAAGGCCTTTTAGCGAGGCTTATGATAGAAAGTTTGGAAACGAGGCTGCTGCTACATATGCATGGGGCATGGAAGTACGTAATGAGTTCAAGGAGGAAATATGTAACGCCTCCCTCTTTTATCATGTGAAGACTCTGGAACTGGACGAACTTTCCAGCGACATCCGCTATCTGTTTGGTGCGGAAGGGGACATGGATCATATTTTGAGCAATTTGGAACTTAGGGAGACATTGACAGATGATTATATGACACACGATATCATCATTCCTGACTTTTCCACGACATATAACAGCCGTCTGCATATTGCAAATGTGAAAAGAACTTTTTTCAAGGGATTCAATCCCATGTGTATATCACAATTCCTAGGTCGTGGGGATTCTTCGGTTTCAATATATACGTATATACATGGGAGCAACGGGGATGTTGTAGTCAAAAGTGATACGGAAGTTTTGGAACAGATACTTCCTGTATATCTGTTTTATCCTGATACAGATGCGTATAAAATGGTGATTGTGGTCGGTTCCATGGTGTTTGAGTATCCTTTGGCGGAACATCCGACTTTAAATGGGGCGTATTTTTGTAGCTTGTTAAAAAATACAAATGAATCGTCGGCATCCGTACCGTCCGTTACACCCTTGCAGTCTGAGGAACTGAGCAACAAGATGTTTGTTTCGGAAGTGGGAAACCCTTTTTATTTCCCATTGAATGGAGTTTATACAATAGGGAACGGTGACATTTATGCAATGTGTCCGGTTACTACAGCCATATCACAGGGACAGTTCGGACAATTCCCCATGCTACTGTTCTGTTCTGACGGAAATTATGCGATGAGCGTCAATTCTGAAGGGTTTTATTCAACCATTTCTCCGATACAGAGAGACGTATGCCTGAATTCCAGATCAATCACACAGATGGATTCGGAAGTGTTGTTCATTTCATCCAGAGGTGTTATGATCACAAATGGGGCTTCCATAGATTGTATATCACAGGCGTTGCAGGGAGTTTTCGAACCTGTGCCGGAAGAAATTGGAACAAATATGAAAATGATTGACAAACCTCCTATTGAACTGATCAAGACAGCCATGATAGCCTATGATTATGCGAACCAGCGGATTATTTTTATGCTGAAGGATATGGATACGTCTTTTGTGCTTTCTCTTCCTGAAAACAGATGGAACACGGCCGTGTTTGGACGTGTTAAATCTGTTGTCAATATATTTCCATATTCGTATGTGCATATTGAAGACAGGATTGTCCGGCTCACAGATATATATGATTATTCCTCCGAGGTGATAAATAAAGGGATTGTTGTTACAAGAGCGTTGAAACTGGATACTTTGCAGTTAAAACGGCTTATGGATATGTCGGTACAAGGCATCTTTTCAGGTAAGCAGAAAATGATACTGTTTGCTTCACAGGATGGAAAGAAATGGTATAAGATAGGGGAAACGCAGGCCAGACGTGTGGGAGCGATAAGAGGAAGGTATTTCAAATACTACCGCATTGCGTTGGAAACAGCACTGACAGCTAAAGAGAACATATCAGGAATACGGCTGATATATGATATCATGCCTGAAAAACGACTAAGATAACGACTTATGAAACAAAAAGGTAAAGTCTTGACAGTATTCCGTCTTGAGGGAGGAAGCGGACAGGAAGCGCAAAGAGAGGAAATCGGGAATAGCAGGAGAGGGGGCGTTGGCCTTCCGTCTTATTTACCGGGAGGAGGTAATGACAACCAGTCTATTTTTGACAAGTCACTGGCAGCTGAAAGTTATGTTGATGCAGTTGATATATGCTCATCAACATTCAATTACCTATATAATTCCGCTTTCTCAGATAAGACAGGATGGGAGTTTTTCAATCTTTCAGATGATGCTTTGGGGGCATATACGGATTTGTATGAGTACCGGAAGTTGCTGCATATTAGCAATGGGGGAGTGTTACAGAAAAACAGCCTCATCAGGAAGCCGGAGAAACATAGGATATTTAATGAGAAGAAAGGAGAACTGACGGAAGAGAACATTTCTATAACTGTTGACTACACGGAAGAATATGATGCTTTGTTTCTTTCAGTGCGGTTCCTTTGTAAATCCTCAGGTGATCTTACAATAGGTTTTACGGATACACAGGGAGATTATGCGTTGAAGACGAAGCATATTGACCAATCGGAGGAATGGCAGGAATATGAACTTTCTGGGAAATGGGCCGGAATTGGTGATTTTTATTTGTCATTTACAGGATTGATAATCGTTGATATCTTGAGGTTGGCGGACAAAGCGTATGATGATCATCGTGAAGAGTTCAGGACATACCAGAGCCAGACCAAGCAGAATCTTGAGCTTATGGTGTCTGCTATAAACGAGTTGAAACGGATGAAATCAGAATATGACAAAAAATTTGAGGAAATATCAAAATCCTTGATCGAGATACGTGGTGAGATACCGGATGTAAGCGGCTTGGAAACCAGTTTGTCCGAACTGGAAAAACGTGTGTCCGCATTGGAAAAAGCCGGTTCCGGAGATGGCACATAGTCCGATCTTTCGGGACCGGCACCGTATCAACTCCAGTCCGTGGGTCTCCTGCCCATCAGTTTTATTCTTGAACGTAAGGCATCACGCAAACCCTCTATGTCACCGGTAAAGAAATTCGCGTATTCTTTCGCCTTTTCCGGAAGTTGGTTATTAAGGACAGCACTCATTACATAATCCACCATCATACGGTGTGCGCAACTTTTGATGGTTTCCGTCATGCTGATATTGAAACTTGCAGGCATGGAAAGCTTTAATTCATACATGCCGAAGTCACCAAAAAAGTAAGTCACCTCCGCTTTGCCGTCACTGCCTTCTATCTTTATCCTCTCGTTTGATGAAGGGATATACTCAAACTGCCCGGTACCGGTTACTTGACCAAGTACCTTGTCTGTTGATGTGCTTACCGTTACAGATACGTCTGTAATAACTCGGATGATGTAACTTTGTCCGGGTATAAGGCTGTAAGTTCCCAGTGATCCAGATGATATCGTTTCAGTACTTCGGTTCATTTCGTTGATTCTCTCAAGACGGTTGTCGTCTGTGTCCCGGCCTGTTATCAGATATTGCTGACAGACACGTTTCACCTCACCGAAAGCCTCCGTCATCGCTCTGGCCACAACCGGCTTTGTGGCCTCATCATCAGGTGTCATTACTTCTGATGCAGTTTCTTCTGTATCTTCGCTCTTTTGTAATGAGCGTCCTATCAGATTGCATTGCACCGCTACATCGTTTACTATCTGCTTTTTCAGCAGGCGTATCCAAATTTCTCTTTCTCTCATGGCTTGTATATTAAAGGATTATTATATCTGTCTCTTAATATAACATCTGGACCGGATGGATTTTCTGTTGTAAGCACATCCATACCTGTGCAACCTATCCCTGTATAAAGGTTGTCTCTATTGCGCTGTTCGTAGTCAGCATTTCCGGACTGGCTCTGTTGCAACTCATAGTCATTATTATTGCGCTGTTCGTAGTCAGCATTTCCGGACTGGCTCTGTTGCAACTCATAGTCATTATTATTGCGCTGTTCGTAGTCGGCTTCTGGTACGATGAATTCTGATCGTTGGTTTAGGGCGGATGCTATTTTTTTCAAGTATCCGGATGCACTGGTCCTGTATCCTTCACAAAGTTCTTTATCCGTTGTAGGCTCCAGCCATGCGGCTGCAAGATAATGTGAAGCATACAATCTCATTGCCGTGCGTATCATGTCCGTGATACCTTCATCCATGCGTATGAAGTTTTTGAATTCAATGATAATTTCATTCCCGGAAGAGGTCATGTTTATATCATTACTGTCTTTAATCTTGCGCCGAAGCTCGCCTTCCGCTTCATTTACTGCGGCGGTAAGATAAAGATCCAGTACAGCTTCATTGTCTTCTGTTGCTGCTATATCTGGATAATTACCGCCGGCTTTTCCTGCCCGGGCTGTAAGCGCAATGACATATTTGAATATTTCCGGTTTGTTTATGGATGTTTTCATAAGTCTTAACTGTTGCAAAGTGCATATTCTTTGGTCATTTTCTTATAATTGTCAAATGCTTTTTCAAATTCTTTCTTCTCATCTATCTTCTGTGAGTTCCATGGAATGAAGGAAGCGATGGATTCGAGTGCGTATTTCCAGTTCCCCTTGAAGCAGATGGCACGGTCGTCTAAATATATGTCGGCTATGGGCTTTCCGGAATTGCTGCCTTTAGGCTGATCCGGGTTTTCGTTTATGTAATCATAAGTGATGTGATTGTCATTCAGGTATTTCTTTAATTTGGAACTGGCGGTGCGTGTTGTGAAAATGATGATTGTGAATCCTTTCTTTTTTAGGACTTCCATGGCACTTTGTACACCATCAATCGGATCACCGAAGATGTCATTACCTTTAAATCCGTCGTATTGTGCTATGACTCCGTCAAAATCCACACATATTGTTTTCTTTTCCATATAAAAAACGATTAATAGTACAAATATAATCTCATCTGCCGTATCTGCTTTGATATAATGCTGACTGCATTATATACATTCGTCCAGTTCTTATTAAGCTATTTTTGTCGTAAAAGAATAATGAACATGCGCGATAACGAACAAATATCTGACTCCTTGCTTTACGGGCATCGAAAATTCGACGGACAGCGGCGGGCCGAGAGATGGCTGCATGTAGCCTATAATGCATATTGCCGTCTTGCTCCTTTCAGAAAGATGCGTGCCGAATGCAAATCGTATGCCTACGGAAAACAGTATGAGAGGCAGATTGTTTACAACGGGCGGCATATAACGAAGGAGCAATATCTTAAGGAGAAGGGTATACCTGCATTGCAGACCAACATATTGGGTAAGATCAAACGGGTCGTACAAGGGCAGTTCAGAATGAACGATACCGCGCCGGTATGCAATGCTGTTGATCCGGAGGAGAAGGAATATGCGGACATTATGTCAGCCTTACTCCGGCAGAACATGAAGCTCAACAGGCGTTCAGAACTGGATGCGCGTACTTTTGAGGAATATCTTATATCCGGTCTGCCTATATATAAAATTTCATGGGCTTATCGTCGTGGAAAACTGGACGTGTTCACTGATTATGTGAATCCGAACTTTGTATTCTTTCCCGACAGTCTTGATTTCAATCTTGCAGACATACGGTTTTGTGGTCTCCTTCATGATCTTGACTTCTCCGAGGTGCTTGCTTTGTTCTCACATTCGGATTCTGATGATATAAAGTTGAAGGAGATATATAACCATTGTCTTGATAATGAATATATCGCCTCGCAGTTCAGCCGTGACACACGCACGTCACAGATTGAATCTACCGATTTCTACTATCCTTCGGAGTTCGGAAAATGCCGTGTTATTGAATTATGGACGAAGGAGAGGCGGAAGGCCTGGTTTTGTAATGATCCCTTGGAGAGTGAGCCTTATTTTGTTCCTTATGATCAGAAAGAGAGCATTAAGGAAATAAACCGTAGCCGTCTTGAACTTAATATAAAACGTAATCCTGATGGATCCCCCATGCTAGATACGGACGGGGCTCCCGTTACATTCATGGATCCGGATAAATATGCGGCTGAGAATCTGATCACTTATGAACGGAGAATCGAGACGTATTGGTATTACCGTTATCTTTCCCCGGACGGATTTGTGCTGGAGGAAGGACAAAGTCCGTATTGGAATGGATCCGAATCTTTCCATCCGTTTGTGTTCAAACCATATCCTTATATTGACGGAGAATTTCATCCGTTCATATCTGAAATTATCCCGTCTCAGGAATATTTCAATTACTACATGGTAGCCCTTGATTTTTATATTCGTAATGCGGCCAAGGGTGTGTTGATGATAGATGAACAGTCCTTGTCTGACAACATGAGTATAGAGGATATAGCGGAGCAGTATGTGAAGAGTAACGGTGTAATATTATATACAAGCAAAAGATCTGGCAATGCCCCTGATACAAAGACCGCATCATCCATCCCGGGAGGATTCGATTATATCATACAACTGTCACGCTCCATGGTGGAGGACGTGTCAGGAGTTCAGGCGGCACTACAAGGTAAATCGGGAAGTTCCGAGAGCGGTGTGCTTTATCAGGCAAAGGCCGCACAGGCCTCATCATCCATACTGGATCTTATAAATACATTCAACTCATTTCTTACTGAAGTGGCATATAAGGTAGTAAAGGTGATGCAATGTTTCTATACAGGTCCGAAAGCGGTCAATGTCGCCGGTGAATCCATTCCCTATAATATGGATACAATGTATGATATTGACATTGATATCTCAATTAGCGAGGATAGCGACAGCCCGGTATATAGGGCATTGACAAACCAGCTTTTAATGGCACAGGCTGAGAAGGGGCTTATACCGTTCAAGGCGGCATTGGAAGCCGGTAATTTCCCGAACTCCAGTAAGATTATAGCGGTACTGGAAAGATATGAGAAGCAGTTACAGGAGCAGCAGGCAGCGCAACAGATGATGTCGTAAGTAGTGATTGGAAATTTTAATATTTCTTATAATGATGGATTATACAACAATTAGACTGGTGGTTGTAAGTATTAAAAGTTAGTATAAATAATAAAGCAATGAGAGATGTAATTTACAATTTTATCAACGAGCACATGATGATACATATTGTGCTTATAGCCTTGTGTATTGCGGCTACAATGGGGGCGATGTTAGTGGATCTTATCACAGGAGTAATGAAAGCCAAGCAACGAGGAGAGGCAAGAACATCCACGGGGTATAAGAAAACAGCCGTCAAGGCGAAGAAGTATTTCACTCCATTTATAGAGTTGTGCTTCATTGATCTGTTATGCTGTGTGGTTATCCCCTTTCCTGTTTTTTCAATGATTTGGACGGGTTACTGCATTTTCTGTGAGTTTAAATCAGTTCGTGAAAAATCATGGGAAAAAGCGGAGTTGCGCAAGGCTGAGAAGACAATGAGTGTGATTATTGAGAATAAGGATGATATTGCCAAGATCATGGCTCAGATATTGTTTGACAACGAAAACAAAAAAGGAGGATAAGAAATGAAGTATTTTACAATTGCGGAATTATGCCGGTCAAATACAGCAGACCGGCTTGGAATTAACAACAGATGCAGACTGGAGCATGTGACTGCTCTGACTGCCTTGGTAGATAATGTGCTTGATCCATTACGTGAGTGGTGGGGAAAGCCTATAACAGTAAACAGTGCTTATCGCTGTCCGGAACTTAATGCGGCCGTCAAGGGAAGTAAGTCTTCTCAGCACATGAAAGGGGAAGCTGCCGATATTGATACTGGCGACCGTCAACAGAACAAGTTGCTGTTTGAGTTTATCCGCAAGAACCTGCCTTATGACCAATTGATTGATGAAAGCAATTTTGCATGGGTACACGTCAGTTATCGGGCTGACGGTGCCAATAGAAAACAAATGTTAAGTTTATGAGACAAAGAATCTATATATGGATTGCGGTAGCGATAGTACTTTTACTTGTCTTTTCGTGTAAAACCAGATATGTTCCTGTGGAGATCAAGACAACGGAAACAGTGGAAGTACATGATACCACCATAACAGAAAGACTGGTTCCATACAAAGATAGTACTGCGACACGTGACACTGTATCTTTTCTTTCCAACCCTTATGCGTACAGCTGGGCTAGATATTCAGGTGGAATATTGCAACATTCGCTGGGAATATGGCCAAATTCGGTACTTATAGTAACTGTACCTCATTATATGACGGTAACCAAGCGAATCGAAGTACCTAAGATTGTAGAGGTGGAGAAAAAATTAAACTGGTGGCAAAAAACAAAAATAGAGATAGGTGGATGGTCTATGATAATGAATATATTGCTTGTATCTATGATGATTGTCAGATGGTTAAGAAAGAAAGGAGGTGCCCGTAATTTATAGATTGTATTTTTTTCAATTCAGTCTTTCGTTATAACAAAAATCTTCGGCGGTCCGGATTGTAAGAAAAGGACCGCACGCTCCTTATCAGGTAGAAGTCGCTAAGGAGAAACAATACGTCGGAACAAGAATTGTTTTGCGGTCCCAGACTGCTTAACAATTTTCCGACGTATTTTGTTTATCCAAACAGTGATTATATGAAAAGTGATGAAATATATAAGGATGTATTGCAGGTTGTCGCTTCAGTGACGGGAATATCTGAAACAGGTATTATACATAGCAATAAAGAAGAGTGTGCGAATGCCAGATATCTTCTTGTGCGTTATTTAGCCAAGATTTTCTCTGACACGGAGATAGCGTCATTGACTAACAGAACCAAACAGGCTGTCGGCTCGATGCGGCGTAATGCTAAAAAACAAAGGGTATGGATTGTGGAAAACAATTGGAAAGAAATAGTAAACAAACTGGAAAATAAATATTTTATCTGCAAGTAACTTATTCCGTAATTTGCCTTTGCGGTCAATATTGACCGTGATATGTAAAATCATAATTATGGATAATGTAACAGGAATGAGCATCCAGGAATACGCCGCAATGCGTGAGTTGGAGTGCGAACACAAAAAGGGATGGGGCGCTACCGCTGCTATCTGGGTTATCGCTGCTGTGATTGTTATTGCCTTCTTCGTGTACAGTTGGCATAATAACTGTAATGAAAAAGTACAATTTGCAGTAGGGTTGGCTAATCTGACAGGACGTGTTAACTGTATGGAACCTGATGTTCGTTGGGCTGGGCAGCAGTTGTATGCTGCTAACGGTGCAATTTCCGCTACCGTTCAGGGAGTGGGCGACATGAAGGCCAATTTCGGTGAGCAGCTGTTCCAGTTGAACAAGGAGGTCTTCTACAATGACGGTTGTGGCTGTGGCCGTGGCAGAAACGGAGGTTGTGGCGGTTGTGGAAACCGTGAGTTCCGACAGACGTCTACATATAACTTGGCCAGTACCAATGTTACGGTGGATGAAACTTGCCGCAATTGATTTCGTGAGGGTGGGGACTCCACCCTCATTTATTATTAATCGTATAAAAGCTGGACTATGTTTAAATCAAGAATAGAAATTAGGGAGTTTGCGGTAAGACAGGCTGTTGAGTTGCTCGGCACTGGTAGTCCTCAAAAGGATATTGTCGCAAAAGCTAGAGATATTGAAGCCTATATAATAGGAGAGGCCGATTTGCCGGAAGTTTACAATGATACGGAAGCCATCAACGGTATTATGGGAAGTGCGATGCAGATGCTGCAAGGCATATCCTGTTCGGAAATTCCGGTAGAGGATAAACCAGCCAAAAAGAAATAAGAGATGGGGGTGTCCATGTTTCAGTCAAAGAAACCGCAGACAGAGTTGAAGTTTACGACACGTGCGGAAGCGTTCAGTTACATGCTTATGTATATGACTGAGGAAAAACATGCGGATCCGCTGGAGGCAGCGCAGAAAGCCAATGAATTTGCAGACATCTTCGCCAAGAACATGGGTATCCCTCTTAAAATAGAGCCGGAACCACAGGGTGTCGATAAATACCTGTCAATGGCTACCAAGATTGCTAATTATATAGAAGAACATCCTAAGGTGGTTGAATACGGCGTTCCGGCTTTGACATTCGTTGCCGGTCTGTTCACTGGGAAAAAAGTGGAGCAGGCCAATGATAACATGTATGGGCAGCGTCCGGTACCGCCTCAACCGCAGGAAGAAATAGATTTTGATAAAATACCTGATTGATTATGGCATTAAGGAAATTATATATTGTGGTGGATTGCGAGAACGACGAGCAGAAGGAAGCTGTTCAGACCGCATTCAACGAATTGTCTAATACGCGGGCTTTGACCAGCCGGACGATTATCAGCATGTATCCGTTTTTCAAAAAACATCGTGATGATCTGTTTGAGCTGTTCAATATGGTCAAGACAGGCGGTGTCAAATCGTTGTTGTCTGTAAGAGGTGGAACATTGATTAATAACTTGAGAAAGGGTTGATTATGAGAGTGGAAGGCAAATGTATAGGTGATTGCAGCAAATGCCAGTTGCTGGCAAATGGTGAGGTGGATATGATTCCGTGCATTCTTGACCAGATTTTTATCCGGACAAGGAAAATCGAGAAAGAAAACGCTTTTATCAGGAGAAGTCTTGATTCCATGATGCAGGACAGAAATACAATCCAACTTGCCGGTTTGAGTGATAACGAAGATAAAACAGATTGATTATGAAGTATACATTCAAAGAAATGTTGGACGATGCGAAAAGGGCGGGTCTGACAAGTGACAAGGTCATGATGCGCAGTGCGGAAAGCATGAGCGAGCTTCTGTGCCTTGTGAAGGAAGAACATCCGGAACTGTACTGGAAATTTATGCGTGAGCAACATGGAATCATGTATGGTAATCATTACAATGAAGCTTTTGCGATGTTTGATGTCGGCATGATGAGGTACATTGATAGGGATGGAAAGAAATGTGAGGGTGCGCACTGGACGGCGGAACAGATAGAGGCAAGTACCCGGATGATGGGATTTCCGGCTGGAACTACGAAATGGGACAAGTATGTAGCGTTCAATGCCTTTTATTCCGATCTTTGCACAGTTTATAATGATGAACAGATCATTAAAGGTGCTCATAAGTTCTATTTTGAGGATCAGGACTGGGGGGACACAACAAAGATTTGGGATTATGTGTATTGCAAGAATGCAATGGTCTGATTCTTTGTAACAGACGGTTTGTGCTTATCAAAAACCGAACCGTCTGTTTTTGATAAGCACTATGATTCCAGTTTTTCCCGTATTTCCTTCAGAAGCCGGAAAGAGCCTGCCATCTTGTAATTCCCAAGATTCTGTTCTGCCTGCATTATAAGGCTTTCTACTGTCAGAGGGAGGTCGGGAGAAAATGAGGATTTGTTGATTTGCAATGTTTTAGGTAATTCTCTCGTATTAAACCATTCCACCATTTCCCTTAATTCTTCCTCTGAGTAAGCTTCATGTGTTTTTGCATTTTTCATAATGATCTTGTTTTTGATTTCCGCAAAGATAGTGATTTGAAAGCAAATCGCAACAGGAAAGCCGCAACAATAAACGCTTCTTCATTCTGCCAAATTCCTGCCAAATGTTGCCAAGTATGCCAGATATGCTAGATACTGACACAATTGGTGTATGTTGTTGATGTGTTTCTTGCGCCACTTATATAATAGCCTCATCTTTGCCATACTGAGAAAAATTTATTGTTTAATTTTTGGGGCTTTATAGAAAAAGAATGTATATTTGCAATACCTTACATAATATCCAATGGCGAGCGGAAGCCTGCCCAAACATATTGCAGGCATTTTTTATGCTTGTTTGTAAAGCGTTGCAATATATACTTATTGCGGCTGTCACCCCCGTGTGGAGAAGTTAATGCTCTCCCTGCCTTTGGATAGGTGTAAGGTAACGGGACAGGGCAGCCGTTTTTTACTTGCCTATAATGCCATTAAAATGGCTCACCCGATAAACCTGGGGGATTAAGCATACAGCTTTGTAAGTCTGAAAAGAAAGAATTTTATATCCGTTA